TACGAATCCAACTATGAGGCGGCCGGGTTCGTCAGGGTTGACCAGCCTCGACGCGGCGACATGATCGTGATGGAAGTCGGGCGGACCAAGCACCCGAACCACGCTGGCATTTATCTCGGCGCCGACGCATCGCTGACTGGCGAGGAGGGAGGGGTGTTCGGGCCTGGGCCCTTTTTGCTGCACCACCTGTACGGCAGGCGATCCGAGATCATCGTTTTTGGCGGGCCTTGGCTGGATCGAACGCGCCTGATCCTCAGGCACAAAGAAGCAAAGTCAACCACCTGATGCGGCAGGGCCTGCCTGGCCTACTTCTTGCGCCGAATGCATCTTTTGAGAAGTGGTTCGGCACCCCCATGCTTGGCTATGAAGTAGCCGTAGGACGTTCCTTAGTGGCTCTTTCTGGTGGCCATGGCCTCGATGGCCTCAAGCTTTTTCTTGGATGCGCCGGGGCCTTCATATATACGCCGTACATCCATCAGGAAATTGACGTAGTCATTAAAGGCTAGGTCCAACTGGCCGATGTCTGACCAAGTATGAATGCTGTCTATGTTCTCGTCCTGATCAATAGGGACAAACGTTCCTGCGGGGAAATGTAGGTCGCATTTCAGCTTAGTGATTCGCCGAAACTCTTTGTCGCCATATTTGCAGAGGGTTCCAATCAGGGCGAGGTTCGCAAGTGTATTTGCAGCAAAAGCCCTGGGAACGAAACAGACTGTAACCGATGAAAATGGGCCGCCATTATCGCTTTTTGATGCTGGGGCTTTCGATGACACCGGGCACTCCTTTTCTTTTTTTCCACCTACTCATAGTGGTAGATTGGACCATCGGAAATGGAGTCGCAAATGATCTGGAAAATTATTCTCGCCATTCTCATCGGTGTCGGAGCGCTTCTGGTTATAGGAACATCTGCCAAGAACGACCCTGAATGGACAGAAAGAGAGAGAGCCAAGACTGCGATTGAGCTTTGCCGCGAGGATGAACGTAAGCACGCTGGTAACTCCGCAGCATTATCGATAGTCGTCCCAACCTGTGAAAAATTCGAAGCGGATTTCAGAGCCAAGTACGGCAGAAACCCGTAAACACGAACAAGTCGAAGCCGCCTCCGGGCGGCTTTTTCATGCCCGGAGAAACGCATGGCAGCCATTCACTACTCACCCATGACCACGATCAAGCTGTCGGGATCGCTTGCCCGAAAGTTCGGCCGCATCCACCGCAGACAGATCGACTCCGGCCAGACCTGGGAGGTCTTCAAAGCCCTGAAGGCGACACTTGAAGGCTTCGCTGACGAGATTCGGCGACTTGATCGACTCGGCATGCGGTTCGCGATCTTCCGCAATGGCAAGAACGTCGGCGAAGAAGGTTTCGGCCTGGGCGGTTCTCGCGAGGTCAGAGTGGTGCCGGTGCTGCACGGCAGCAAGCGAGGCGGGATCATCCAAACGATCATCGGCGTGGTGCTAATTGCTGCGAGCTTCTTCGGTGCGCCTACAGCGCCCGCTGGTATCGCCTTGCTCGCAGGTGGCGTCATCCAGATGCTCAGCCCGCAAGCGGCGGGCATCAAGCAGAGCGCGGCGCCAGAGAATCAGCCGTCCTATGCCTTCGGCAGTGCGAAGAACACCACGGCCAGCGGCAACCCGGTCCCGATCTGCATCGGTGAGCGGCGCTGGGGCGGAGCGATCATTTCTGCATCGATCTACGCCGAAGACAGAGCGTAGAATGGCTAGATCACTTTCCGATAGCTAGGAGCACTTTGTGGAAAACTGTGGATGCGTCATTTTCAATCTTCAGCTGCAAGAGATCAAACTCATTCTCGAAGAGTGGAGTTTTGAGGGCGACTTACCTCGTGAGCTTTCAAAGGTCTTTGACAGTAAAATTGTGATTTTAAAAAACGGAGGGCTCATCTACGCCGTCATACAAGTAGACCTATGGTTTCGCAAGCCAGGCGACAAAATGAAATGGGGTTTCAAGTTCTCAAAGGCGTCATATCTGAAAGACAAACCGCATCCGTTGACCCTTCAGCGTCCTTTAGAAACTATGTGGCTCACAGTTGAGCAGGCGAGGCCTTTTGAGCTCTATCTGAGCGGTGAAGAACATTTCCAGAAGAAGCCCTCTTCCGCGCCGCTGGCGCTCAGCATCGATCAGGCTGCTGAGGCGGTTGCAGAAAAATTTGGAGTAAAAGTTGCTAACGTAAGGATCCAAGTTAGTAATTAAGAATTTACGTCTCAGAAAACCGCCTTTGGGCGGTTTTTTTATGCCTGGAGAAAAGCATGGGCGCAGCACTGAAGATCAATATCCACGGCGAGAAAGGCGGCAGCACCAGTCCGAAGTCGCCGACCGAGGCCTCCGATAGCCTGCGCTCTACCAACTTGGCAAAGCTGCTGATTGCGGTAGGCGAGGGAGAGTTTGAAGGCACTCCGACGGCTGCCGATATCTATCTCGACAACACGCCGATCAACGATGCCAGCGGCAACGTCAATTTCCAGAACGTGAAATGGGAATGGCGCACCGGCTCGGTTGATCAGTCGTACATCCCTGGCATCCCTTCGGTCGACAACGAGACAACCGTCAACGTTGAGCTGCGAAGCGACTCGCCCTGGGTTCGATCCATCACGAACACCCAGCTTTCAGCTGTGCGCGTGCGCCTGGCATGGCCGGTGCTTCAGCAGCAGGACGATGAGGGTAATGTAGGCGGCTATCGCATCGAGTACGCCATTGACGTGGCCACCGATGGTGGAAGCTATCAGCAGGTGCTGAGCGAAGCTGTGGACGGTAAGACCAGCACTCGGTATGAACGGTCCCGCCGTATCGACTTGCCGACTGCGACCTCTGGCTGGCAGATCCGTGTGCGCCGCCTGACACCGAACCAAAACACCAACAAGATTTCCGACACGATGTTCATCGCCGGGCTGACGGAAGTCATTGACGCGAAGCTTCGCTACCCGAACACAGCTCTGCTCTATATTGAATTCGACGCCGAGCAGTTCACCAACATCCCTGCCGTGACAGTCAAGTGCAAGGCCCGTAAATGGCAGGTGCCGAGCAACTACGATCCTGTCGCCCACACCTATTCGGGTGTGTGGGACGGCACTATGAAGCTGGCGTGGACCAACAATCCGGCGTGGATCACTTTCGGCATTTGCACTGAGGACCGGTTCGGCTTGGGCAAGAGAATCAAGCCGTGGATGGTCGACAAGTGGGAGCTTTACAGGATTTCCCAGTACTGCGATCAGGCGGTCCCGAACGGCGTTGGCGGAATGGAGCCAAGATTCCTGTGCGACATGAACCTGCAAGGCAAGGCTGAGGCCTGGTCCCTGTTGCGCGATATCGCTGGCATCTACCGGGGTATGACATATTGGGCTCAAGGTCAGTTGGTGATGCAGGCCGATATGCCGCGCCCCCAGGACTTCGACTACGTATTTACGCGATCGAACGTGATCGACGGGAAGTTCAGCTACGGCAGCGCCTCGGCAAAGACGCGTTACACCCGGGCGATCGTCAGCTACGACAATCCAGGCAACAACTACGACACTGACGTCATCCCGTATGCCGATCTTGATCTGCAGCGTCGTTTCGGTGACAAGCCAACTGAGCTGACAGCCATAGGGTGTACCCGCGCATCCGAGGCCCAGCGCCGCGGCAAGTGGGTTGTGCTGAGCAACAGCCAAGATCGGACAGTTAGCTTCACGACCGGTCTTGAGGGCGCCATCCCCATGCCGGGTTACATCATCCCGATCGCCGACTCGCTTCTGGCTGGCCGCGAGATCGGCGGCCGTATCTTTTCGGCTGCCGGCCGCGTTGTGACGCTTGACCGGGACACGCTGGCCAAGGCTGGTGATCGGCTGATCATCAATCTGCCCAGTGGCAAGGCCGAGGGGCGAACCGTACAGTCGGTTGTTGGGCGCGCCGTCACCGTCACAACATCGTACAGTGAAGATCCAACGGCCCAACTGCAGTGGGCGCTGGATGCAGATGAACTATCTATCCCGCTATACCGGGTGTTGAGCACCAAGCGCAGCTCTGAAGGTCAGTACGCGATCACGGCGCTACAGTACAACCCGAGCAAGTTCGCCTTCATTGATACCGGCGCACGCCTGGAAGAGCGACCAATCAGTATCATCCCGATCACTGTCGTTCCAGCGCCTGCCAGCGTGACAATCTCTTCTTCCACTGCAATTGCTCAGGGCCTTGCCGTCACCACCATGACAATCAGCTGGCCAGCAGTGGTCGGTGCAGTTTCCTATGACGTCGAATGGCGCAGGGATAACGGCAACTGGATAAAGGTTCAGCGCACCGGCGCGACCAGCGTCGATATTACAGGGATTTACGCGGGCGGCTACCTGGCTCGTGTCCGAGCAACCAGCGCGTTCGATATCTCGTCCACTTGGAAAAATTCGATTCTGACGCAGCTAAAGGGAAAAGAAGGTCTACCGCCGGCGGTGACATCGCTGACGGCCTCATCGCTGATTTTCGGCATCGGCCTGAAGTGGACTTTCCCGCCAGGCGCAGAAGACACGCAGCGAACTGAAATCTGGTACGGCCCGACGACCGATCTGGCCAAGGCCACGAAGCTCAGCGACCTGGCCTACCCGCAGTCGGAACACGTCATGCAAGGCTTGCTGGCGGGCGTCAGGTTCTTCTTTTGGGCGCGGCTGGTGGATCGCACCGGAAACATCGGGCCGTGGTACCCGGTCGGCAACGGCGTCATGGGGCAGGCCAGCAGTGATGCCGGACCAATCCTCGAACTGATCGCCGATCAAATCAGCGAGACGGAGCTGGCCAAAAACCTGCTGGACCGTATCGACCTTATCGACGGCGACGGCCCAGGCTCGGTCAACGAGCGTCTGGACGAGCTCAAGACCGAGATCGGCGAGATCACTGATGCGCTGGTGTATGTGCCGACCGATGCCTACGTGCGGGACAATACGGTACGCGTGGGTGACAACCTGTGGACGGCAATCGACCCTGTTCCAGCGAAGGCGGACGGGTCTAACGGCCCGCCTAATCCGCTGTACTGGGTCAACACCGGCCAGACCGTGCGCACA